CTGGCCCAGCTCTGGCACATGGTCCGGAAGCTCGACTTCGCGGGCCGGCCCGACCGGGACTCCCGTGTTGTTAGGGTGGACCCTTACAAGATCAATCTGGCCGTGAAGTGGGCCAGGGAGCACAAGAGGGGGATCATTTGGGTCCATCACCAGGAGCTGGGCCGATGGACAGTGGAGGCCCTTAAAGAGGCCGAGGTAGCCGTTATCGACTGCCCGGCCGGGAATGCGGGAGACACGAGGATCATCGACCACGCGAACGCCAAGAGGGTTTGCGTTGCTTCCATGTCGGCTCACGGGACAGGCAAGAACCTCCAGCACTTCCAGGACCAGCTTTTCCTCCAGTGGCCCAGGCCGGCCAAGGACGCCGAGCAGACCATGGGCCGGACCCACCGCAACGGCCAGGAGGCAGACGAGCTGATCGTGAACACCTGTAACACGACCCTGTTCGATCATGTGGTCTTTGCTGCCTGCTTGAACGATTCGGTCTACGTCCAGCAGACCACGGGGGAGCGGAGGAAGATCCTGTTCGCCTCCTACGATCCCTTGCCGAAGATCTACAGCCAGGGGTTCTTGACTGAGCGGGGGATGCAGCAGCAGCAGCTCAATTCGGAACAGGAGAAGACGCTTCTTGATAAGTTCTCTGGCGAAATCCCTGATCGTGGGGTATGATCCTCCAAAAGGAGATCGCCATGGTTTTTGTCTACCTTGGAGTGGCCTGGTTTGGCCTGGCAATCATCGGATCCTTCTTCTTCGGCGCCTTCGTCCGGGCCGGGAAAGGTGGAGACGACGATGAACTGGGATAGAATCCGCGAGGAATGCGCAGAATTCGACAGCTCGCAATCGAATCAGCACCTCAGAAAGGAGGGCGATGAACTAAAGCCGCAGAAGGAAGAGTTGAGTGACCTGGAATTGTATGTTTTGATCATGGAGGAATGGAAAAATGAGTCTTTTCAGTGGAGTCAACAACGCCCGCGCCAACATGGGTAGCAACTACGCCCGCTCCGGCCACTACCTCGCCCTCATCCGTCGCGTCAAGCAGGACGAGAATCGCAAGGGAGTCGAATTCGTGGCCGTGGAGATGGTCTGCCTGAAGGTCATCGCTCCGGGCCCCAGCGAGGAGCCGCATCGGATCGGAGAGCAGTTCTCCTGGCTCGTCATGTCCAACAACGACAGCTTCCTGGGCAACGTCAAAGCGTTCGTGATGAACGTGGCGGGCCTCCAGGAGCACGAGGTCACCGAGGACGACTGCGCCGCAGTCACGAGCGACAAGCAGCCCTTCGCCGGATTCATCGTGGAGATGAACAACCGGATCATCACGACCAAGGCCGGAAAGCCTTTCACGCTGGTCAACTTCCCGCGCTCCCTGACCCCCGATGAGGTCCGTGCGATCATCCCCGAGGAGGTCTTGACCCAGGTGCTGACCAAGGAAGAGAGGGCCCTGTATCTGGCCCCCGAGCCTCCCGCCGAAGCCTGATCGCTTGGCGGAACTGAGAATCCAACCCCGGCCTTCGGGCCGGGGCTTTTTTCTGGAGGGAACATGATTTACGAATACGTTTGCCCGAAATGCTCCACCGAAGAGGAAATAAATCACGGCATGACCGAGATCCCCAAGGTCCGCTGTTCCAACTGCGGCCATGTGATGAGCCGCAGAATCACCGGAGGGCAGGGGACCATCTTCAAGGGACCGGGCTTCCCTGGCAACGACATGAAGAAGAAGGATCAATACTTCAAGGAGCAGGAGAAGCACGAGAAGGAAGCACGGACCAAGAAACCCTGGGAGCTGGTGTGACATGAAGATAGTCGCATTCGACACCGAGACATATCCAATCGGCCCCGGGGAAGCCGTGGCCCCCAAGGTCGTCTGCATCACCTGGGCATATCGGGACGAGAACGGGTCCATGGTGAATGACCTCGGTGCCGCGTGCGAGCCGTTGACCAAGGCCCGGATGCTGGAGCTGCTACTAGACCCCGAGGTCCTTCTGGTCGGCCACTATGCGGCATACGATCTGACGGTCTTGGCCAGGACCTGGCCGGATCTCATCGAGCCGATCTTCAAGGCCCTGGAGGCCGGCCGGGTCACGGACACGGTGATCCGCGAGAAGCTCCTGAACCTGTCCACCCATGGCAGGATCGAGTCCATGGAATTCCATGGGGCCATGCAAGTCATAAAATACAGCCTGGCTGACCTGGCCTTCTCCCGGCTGGGGAAGGATCGGTTTGCCGACAAGGAGTCCCCGGATTCCTGGAGGCTCCGTTACTGGGAGCTAGAAGGGATCCCCGCCATTCAGTATCCGCCGAAGGCACGGGAGTATGCTCTGGAGGATGCGGAGGACACGCTCCTGATCTACGAGGCCCAGGCCCAGGAAGAGGCAGGCTCACTGGTCACCGAGGAGTTCCACACGGCCGCAGAGTTTGCCCTTCGGCTGATGACCGTGGTGGGGATGCGAATCGACCGCCCTCTGCGGGACAAATTAGTGGAGGAGCTGGAGAAGGAGCTGGCAGAGGAAGCCTTGCCTTTTCTCATCGACTATGGAATTCTTCGCCCCTCCCAGCCCCCCAGGCCCTACGCCAACGGGGCATGCAATGAGGACGGGACCCCGAAGATGGTGGCGGGGAAGCAGGCCAGCATCAACAAGACCGCACTGGCCATGCACATCGAGGAGGTGTGCAAAGACCAGGGCATCGAGGTTCCGAAGACGGAGAAGGGCTCCGTGTCGGCGGACGAGGGAGCCATCACCATGCTCGCCCCCTTCTCCCCGATCCTGAAAGAATACCAGAAGCGCCAGGCCGTCCTGCGCTTGGCGAGGACCGAGCTTCCAAAGCTGGACGCCGATTTCGTCTATCCGAATTTCAACGTGCTGATGGAGACAGGGCGCACCAGCAGCTCGGGGAACAGGAAGGGGAAGGTCGCCCTCTACCCCAGCACCAACATCCAGCAGGTGGATCCACGGGCCCGGCAGGTGTTCATCCCTCGGGATGGAAACCTCCTTTGCTCGTGTGACTATTCGGCCATCGAGCTGGTCTGCTTCGCCCAGAAGACCTTCAGCCTTTTCGGCTACTCCGTTCACCGGGACAAGGTTCTGGCCGGCTATGACCTCCATGCGTATCTGGGGGCCCAGCTCGCCCGCAGATTCGATTCCGACTTTGCCCAGTTGGGGTTGGACGATCCAGACGAGGCTTATCGGTTCTTCATCAGCCTGAAGAAGGCCGAGGACGAGGAGTTGAAGAAGTTCTTCGGCAAGTGGAGGAAGTTCGCCAAGCCCGTGGGCCTGGGGTATCCAGGAGGGCTCGGAGCGGAGACCTTCGTGGGGCTTGCCAAGGCTGCCTACGACATAGATGTGACGGTGGAAGAAGCGGAGATGATGAGGGAAGTCTGGTTTGAGACTTACCCGGAGGCCGTGGATTATTTCAAGTGGGTCAATAAGGACTGTGAGGATCCGGCTGATCCAGGTCTCTATCGGTATGCTTCCCCCTTGGGAATGATTCGGGCTGGGGCCACCTACTGTGCTTGCGCCAACGGAGCCTCCCTCCAGACCCCAGCCTCGGAGGGCGCCAAGCTCGCTGTCTTCCGCCTGGCCAAGGAATGCTGGCTCAGTAGGGGCGATCTGGAGGGAACCTTGCCCGTGGCCTTCATCCACGACGAGATCTTAGCAGAGGTCCCGAAGGAAAAAGCCCATGAGGCCGCTTGCGCTATCGCCAAGATCATGGTAGACTCCATGCAAACGATCCTGCCAGACGTGAAGATCAAGGCAGAGCCTTGCTTGATGGAGAGGTGGGACAAAAGAGCAGAGTCAGTTTACAAGGATGGGAGGTTAGTCGCATGGCAAGAAAGTTGACCAACAAGTGGGGAGTGGCTCAAGACCTCTCCTCCGCAACGGAGATCAAGATCAAGGTCCGGCCAGGGGCCCGGTGGTATTCGGTCGTGGCGGTCCTGGGAGACTGCCGGGAGCTGACCGTCCACACGACTCCGGACTGGGACGAGGCACTACTCTGGCTGCAAAGGCTCACCGTGGAGATCCTCGTCAACGGGAAGGACATGAAGGAGGACCAGATCACTGGCCGTCTGGTGGTGGACTATGACTAAGACGGAATCATGTCTGGTGATAACCAAGTGCTACTTCTCAGATCACTGGTATGTGATCCGGAAGACCTGGGGGATGGGGGAAGAGAAGCTGTTCACCGGATCAAGTTTTGCAGAGGCAAAGAAATACCTGGAGGAGCACAAGAATGAGTCCTGAAAAAGAAGAGGAGCGTGAGACCTTGCCCAACGGGGCCCAGCAGTCGAAGCTGGAGGAGCGCTACGACCTTCTCCCCCCTGAAGCGATGCGCCGGCTGGCCAAGGTCCTGGCCTATGGGGCGAGGAAGTATTCGGACAACAACTGGCACGGCATACCGTTGAAGTCACACCTGAACCACCTGATCCGCCATGCCATCGAGTTCCTGGCAGGAGACAAGACCGAGGACCATCTCGGGCATGTGATCTGCCGGGCTGCCATGGCGATCTGGGCCCAGGAGAACATCGAGAAAGAAATCCCCGATGCAGACTGAGAAGTGCCTGATCTTGGGGCTGGGCAAGTCCGCCCAGCAGGCCCCAGCTCTGGGAAGGTTCTTCACCATCGGGGTGAACGACGTTTCCCGGTTCCACCATACTCCGGACCTCCTGGTGATCCTGGACAGGATCCGCAGGTTCACCCCGGAGCGTATCAAGTGGATCGAGATGACTCAGGCCAAGGAAGCCTGGGTCAGCTACCCCGACGACTGGACACGGCACCTGCCGGACGTTGGGGCGGTCAAGAAGCTGAAGGCCACGAGATACAATCCCACTGGGTTGTTCTTCCACGATCAGGTTTATCACTATCGGACCAGCCCCTTCGCGGCAATGAGCTTGGCGGTCGTGCTCGGGTTCAAGGAGATTGGAATTCTTGGAGTGGATATGCTGGACGACCACCACATGAGCCGCTTGGCGAAGGACATTAACGAAAAGTTCAATCTATTCGCTCAGGATGCGTTTCTTAGAAATAGAATCAGGATCGTGAACTGTTCTCCCAAGTCCAGGCTCACGCTCCCTTACGTGGATTTGGAGGAATTCTGATGGCTCGCACTGTAGAAGAAATCTATCAGGCCCACAAGGCCAGCAACGTGGCCACGGCCAAGCATTTGGAATATCTTCGAGACATGGCCTCCTTCTGCCAGACCATCTGGGAGATCGGGGTGAAGCGCGGAGCCTCCTCGTCTGCGTTCCTGGCTGGCCTGCCAGAGGGTGGGATCCTGCGGAGCGTGGACCTGAAGATCACCAAGCAGGCCAACGAGCTTCGGAGGGCCTCCGGACCTCGATGGGACCTGCATGAGGGAGACAGTCTTCGGACCCAGTTTCCTGCGGGGGATCCAGACCTGATCTTCTTCGATTCGCTCCATACCTTCAAGCAGCTCTTTGGGGAACTTGAAAGATTCGGGGCATCTTCAAAGAAGTGGTTGGTCTTCCACGACACGATCACCTTCGCCACGATGGGTGCGGACGGAGAGAGCGGGACCTACCTTCCCCAGCCGGCTGACCGCTCCTGCTTCGATGCCAATTCCCACGGAATCCGACTCGCCATCGACGATTTCATGTCCTTCCGCCCCCAGTGGAGGATCGAGTGCCACGAGCCCTACGGCCACGGCCTCCTGACTTTGGTGAGGGCGTGAAAATCTTCGTGGTGACGGCCAGCCTAGGTCATCACTCCGACACGATTCGGATTCCGAAGCTGGCCGTCTCCCGTAAGACCAAGGCCAGGTTCATAGCCTACGTCTCCCCTGGCCATCCACTAATCTCCGGGCCCTGGGAGAGGCGCGAGGTCAGGGGAACAGATCCTGTCCACCTGACTCGCATGGTCAAGATCATGTGCCACGAGGGAGGGCCGGAGAAGGATGCGGAATACTGGATCTGGATGGATGCCAGCTTCAAACTCCGCATGATGCCGGAGGACATGATCCGAAAATACCTCCATCCAAAGAACATGGACCTGGCCCGCTTCAAGCATCCTTGCCACTCCAGCATCATCCAGGAGGCCCAGGCCCTGAAGGAATGCGGGAAGGTCCGCGAAGCCGACTGGCCCCTACTCGATCACCAGGTGGCGGATTATCTGGCCCAGGGGTTCGACCAGAAGGAGCAGTCCTGTGGAGGGTTCCTGATCCGCAGGAACTGCCCCAAGATCCGAGAGATGAACAGGATCTGGTTCGAGGAGTTCAACAAATATCGCCACGGCAGGGATCAGATGAGCTTCGACTACTCTATCTGGAAGGCCGGTGTCAGGGCCAGGTGGTTGCCTGGGCTCTACTACAAGTTCCCTGGAGCTACCTTCTTCAGTGATAGGAGCAGCAAGTGATCGTCTACACCGCAATCATCGGCAAGGAAGAGAAGCTCTACGCCCCCTCCAATCCGGGGCATCACTCGTTCATCTGCTTCACCGACCTGCCGATCAAGAGTGATGTGTGGGAGATTCGAAAGGTCCACAACATCCCAGAGGATGGCAGACTCCAGGCCAGGTGGCTGAAGACACACCCCGAGGAGCTATTCCCGAAGGAGACGGAATCGGTCTGGATTGACGCCAACATGCACCTGCTCGCCAACCCGGATGAGATCATTCTCAAGGCCAGGGGCTTCGAGCTGGTGGGCCTGGTCCACCCCAAGAACGATGATCTGCTCCAGGAGGCCGACCAGATCAATGCCTCCCTGAAGATCCCCCGGGAGGACCTGGGGGCGCAGATCCAGAGGTTCCAGGCCCAGGGATTCGAGCTTCCTAACTACGTCACCAGCACCGGCTTCCTATACCGGAGGCACACGCCGGCCATGCGGATGTTCCACTCGATCTGGTGGAACGAGATTTTGGTTTGCGTCCGGGACCAGATGAGTGTAGACTTTGCTGCGTGGTCGGCAGGGATCCAGATGAGGCACTTTGCCGGCCATTTCCGGAACAATGACTTTTTTCAGTATTTCACCCACGAGGGGAAGCAGGCAATCCTTCGCCACCGAGGTCTCACCAACAAATTCGGAAGGACGTTCTTGAAATGAGAAACTATGATCTGACCATTTCCAATGTCATCCTCGACCTCACCGTCAAGAAGCCTATCTCCTTCTTGCGCTACGGGGATGGGGAGTTCATGTGCATGTTGCAGGAGATCTACGGCAGGAAGGCCAGGGCCACCAACTGCGACCGGCACGACTACACCTTGCCCTTGGCCATGGACCTGCTCCACGTTCTCCGGGAGGCTCCTCTCGTCAAGGAGAAGGCAGTCCGCTATGGGGTGCAGGAGCCCAAGTTCCTGGCAAGCCTCATGGGGGTCCCGACCGAGGAGGCTGTCAAGATGGTGGATGAGATGGCTCCGAATGCGGTCTGGTTCCACGGGGACTTCCTCCACCGCGCCAGCATCGCCGGAGAGCTGGCCCCGTTCCTCCGGGCATTCCTGGCCAGGACCCCAGTTCTCGTCGGGCCCCAGATCTTCAAGAAGCTGGACCAGAGGATCAAGAGGAACATCAGCCACATCGAGATCCCATCCCTGAACTGCTACGATTCAAAAGCCACCATCAAGGGGTCGATCTATCAGTGTTACAAGAGGGGCCACCGGACCTTCTCCATCTCCGCATCCATGGCCGCCAAGCCCATCATCCACGAGCTGGCCCCGCTCATGCCGGAAGCAAGCCTCCTGGACCTCGGCTCGCTGTGGGACGTGTTCTGCGGCGCCCCCAGCCGCTCCTACCACAAGAAAATGTCGAAGGAGACCATCGAAAGGAACCTGGCGCTATGAAGGAAGAAATCAGCATCATCACCCCGACCGGGGATCGCTACCAGACCCTGCGCCTCCTGGCATTCATGCTCCTCAACCAGACCTTCCGGGGAGTGATCCAGTGGATCGTGGTGGACGATGGGGAAACTGATGCCTCGGCCCGGGCGCTCCAGGGAGTCGGGGAGTCCCTCCTGGCCAACCGAGGGGTCTTCACGATCCATTACAAGCGGATCTTCCGGAGGGAGGATCAAGGTCCCAAGAGCCTGGCGGCCAACGTCATGGCCGGCCTGGGGCTCGCCACGGCCCCGAACATCCTCATCATGGAGGACGACGACTGCTACCATCAGGACTATGTGTTCGACATGCACCGGAGGCTCATGGCCGCAGATGTGGCCGGAACGATCTGGCAGAAATACTACCATCTGCCCAGTATGACCTACAGGATCTTCCTGAACCGGGGGAGCGCCCTGTGCGCCACGGGATTCCGGAGCCATCTGATTGGGACCATAGCCGAGGCCGCCAGGGCTTGTCTCCTGACGGGATCCAAGGGGATTGATGCCAAGTTTTGGGAGCTGGTCAGCGGGTGTCCCTCCCTCAAACAGGACCTCTTCGACCCGGCCGTGGACCTGATGATCGGCATGAAGGGGATGCCCGGGCGCGGAGGGATCGGGGTTGGTCACCGGCCCAAGAAGTTCCTGGCGGATCCGGTGGGGGATACCCTTCGGCTGTGGACAGGGAAGTGGGCAGAGTCCTACCTGGAAATGAGAAAGGGGCTGTCATGAACTACATCGGCATCGATCCCGACTTGCACAACCTGGGCCTGGCCATCGTGGACGACGAGGGAGAGGTCTCACATGTCGAAGTGATCCGCGTCCCCGGGAGCTACAAGGGCGAGTCGGCCGTCCAGAAGATGGTCCAGGAGCTGGCCTCCAGGTTCCCGGTGCTCGGCCAGAGCTTCCCGGATCGGGACTACATCCACGCCATCATCGAGGGCCAGCAGATCTACTCCGGCTCCGGGCTGGCCCGGCCGGACTCCATGCTCCTGCTCGCCCAGGTCGCGGGCGCGGCGGCTGCCGCCCTGTCCCCCTTCTGCGCCCAAATCGAGCTGCCCAGGCCACGCAAGTGGAAGGGGTCGATCCCGAAGCCTATCCATCAGGCGCGGGTCCTGGGGAGGCTGGGATGGACCTACAAGAAGGGCCAGGGCTACACGATTCCAACCAACCCCCCGGCTCACCTGACAAAGCTCAAGCCCGAGGAGTGGAAGCATGTCGTGGATGCCATCGGGCTGGCCCGGTGGGGCTGGGGAGACTCAGGCTCTGAGGGATGACTTGCGGTAGACGATCCGCCAGATCAAGGACAGGAGACCACCCATCCGGGTAGAGACCATCTGATTGGGGAGATATTCCTCGGTCAGGTGGTCGCCCCATAGGACAAAGATCTCTTCCAGGAAGATCTGAACCAAGTCCGAAATCTGCCGCCCATACTTCTGCTCGGTCCGGTCGAAGAACCGATCCCCCTTCCATCCCTTGCGGACCTTGAAGAACTTCAGGCGGTCCCCGAACAGCTTCTTATACATCCTCAAGGCCCCAGGCCCAAGAGCGTGCATGGACTTGACATTGCTCGGGTCTATCTCATCCCGATAGCTCCTCGGCCTTCTCGGGTCCTGGCCCTTCGGGAAGACCAGGAAGAACTTCTTCTTGCTCGGGACCCTGGGGCCCGGCCCGTCGTGGTAGTAGGGGGCCCAATAGTGGGGGATATGGATGTTGACCGAGGAGGTAATGGGGAGACGCATCTTCCCGAGGATGAACTGGATGGACTTGCTCCTGGTCTCCTTGCCAGCCAGGCCCTTGAAGCACATGGCAGAGATCCAGGAGACTGAAGCCTCCACTTCGGACATGGTGAAGGCTCGTGGGGAGGCAACGACCTCTCGATAGAACGTCACTATCTGGGCCCGTTCCCGCCCCACGTTGAGGTTGGAGAGTGCTTCCAGGAACAGGCTCATTCCTTCAAGCCCTTGTTGGGGTCGCGGTCCTTGTTCACTGGAGCCGTGAACTCCTGGCGCATCCGGGAGATCGGATCGAGCTGCTCGACTTCCATCTCATCGGTGATCTTGCGGAACTTGAAGTCCCCCGCCTTGAGCCCGGACACGCCCTTCTTCCCGCCGAGTGTCTTGTTCAGGATCGTCTCGAAGACCTTCTGGCTCGGGCCGATCACCAAGGTCTGGAAAGCCTTCATGGCGGACACGATCTCGTTCGATGCCCCGAGCTTCCCCGGGATCTGGATGCCTGCCAGCAACGGTGGAACCCGGTGGGCCGTCACAATGCTGAGGGCCCATTGCTCCTCCAGCGCTTGCTGGCTGTCCCCATCCCGGTTGTCGGACTCCAGCTTTTCGAGATGGATTCCGATCTCGGGCGCAACGAGGTTCATCGCTATGGACTTGTGGCTGTTTCCCAAACCAACGCCAGCACGGAGGCTGTCCTCCAGCTTCGTCCAGTCCTGGGGTGAGACCTCGCCCCCGGTCACAAACAGGAGAAACTCCGGCACTCCCCTGTTCATAAAGAAGTCGAGCTGAAACTGATCCGAGCAATGGGACAGCTCGATCTTCGGAACGGCGGCCAACCAATCGGGGACTCCATACCACCGGGAGGCTGCCGAAGGCTTGCGGAAGTGGATGACCTCGGAGATCCGGGCTGCCGCCTCCGATGCGGCGGGGGTCCTCGCCAGGTAGGCTTCCTTCTCCCCAAAGGGAACGAAGGTCCTGGCAGATGCAGCCGAGTCCCCACCCTCAAGGAGGCTGCCGGACAAGAAAGGATTGATCTCATAGTGGATGTTGTAGAGGTCGTCCTCCACGACGACATAGACATGCGCCGCAGGGACATGGTGGAGGCCGACGATTTCATTCCCTGCGCGAACGACCTCGACGAATCCGTTTCCGGTCTGGAAGTAATCCTCGGCAACGTCCCCGATCACATCCTGCCACGAGACCCGGCAAAGCTCATCCAGCGCCATCTCGGCCTTCGAGGTGCTGCGGTCGGACAGGTCCAGATCATCCTCTTTGTTGACTCCCCGGGGCTTCTGGGGAAGCTGGATACCCCCGGGCTTGGCCGGGCCGGCCGGGGCCGCCGGAGGCATCGTGGCCATCTGGGCCATCTCCGCTTTCTTCTTCCTCTCCTCCTCGGTCACCAGGCCCAGGCCCACCGTGGCCTCCTTCTTGGTCTCGATGCAGGTGCTGTGGTGGGAGTTGGACTCCTTGAACTTGGTCACCAGCTCGAAGTTGAAGGGGTGATACTTCAACCCCGGGCAGGGATCCTGGGAGGACTGCGTTTCGTCCCCCTTGAGGATCTGGAGAAGGGACTTCCCACCCTGGTCCGGATAGAGCAGATGAGTGGAAGCCCCGACGATTTTCAGGATCTTTGATGGCTCCATTGCACTTCCTTTTGATACGGGCATCAAATAGAATTTTTTAACCGCACATCCAGGATGATGTGCTATCCTGTCCATGATACCCCTACATCCTGGACGGGAGGAATTTTCATGGCCAAGAGGCTCAAGAACCCGAAGATCAAGTGGGTCTCTCTGTGTCCCGCAGGGAAGAACCGCCTTCCAGTTTTGTTCAAGGCGGACGGGACCTTCGAGGTGGAGATGCTCTCCAAGATGGACGCGGAGGGCCTCTTGACCGCCCTGGTCTACGTCCCAGACCTCCTGGACTCAGACGGGGAATTCGCCGATGCAAAGACAGTGAAGGAGATGGCCTATAGCTTTCAGAAGGAAGGAGGACAGATCGACCTCCGGCACGATGGGAAGGCCCTGGGAGCTGACCGGGCCTGGGTCGCCGAGACCTTCATCGTCCAGAAGGGGGACCCGAGGTTTGAGGGGTTCCAGACTCGATCTGGTGAGAAGGTGAGCCCCGTGGGGTCCTGGGGAATGATCATCAAGGTGGAAGACCCCAACCTTCAGAAGCTCTATCGAGACGGCGATTGGCATGGGGTTTCTCTGGCCGGGGAGGCCGAGAAAGAAGACGCGGGCCAGGGTTGGCTCCGTAGAATGTTCAGTAAACCAAAGGAGTCGAACAAGATGGAGAAGGAAGACCGGGATCTCCTGAAGTCCCTTCAGGATGGTCTGGCGGCCCAGATGACTCAGGGCGCGACCCTGGCCAAGGCCGTCGAGTTCCTCGTCAAGGCTCGCCAGGACGATCTGGTCGAGCGTGCCAAGGTCGAGGCCGAGGCAAAGAAGACCGCTCTCGACAAGGAGAAGACGGACCTCAAGGAGCGTGCGGAGAAGGCCGAGAAGGACCTGGTGGAGCTGAAGAAGTCCATGGGCATCTCGAACCAGAGCACGGAAGACAAGTCCGAGTCCATCGTCCCCTCGTTCTATGCGGGGATGAACCTTCGCAAGGAAGAGGCGGATGAAGTCGCCGAGGCCCTGAAGGTGATCGAGCTGATGAACAAGGGAGGCAAGTAATCATGGCTTATGCCGCCAACGAGCTGTTCGGGCAGGGCAGTTACGATGCCTACCCGAGGATTCAGCCGGAGCGAGTGCTGCCTTGCACCTTCTCTCCGGACGTTGCCGAGACCGAGCTGACCGTGGGGACCCCCGTGGCCTTCGATGAGGCAGCTTTCAACTGGAAGGTCTGGTCCGCAGCCGGAACCGGGGACGTGGACGAAATCAAGGGTTTCATCTATCCCGATACCGTCCAGCTCGACGGATCCGGGGAAGTCATCGCCCAGGTGATGGTCAAAGGTCAGATCGAATACGCTGACATCGTTCTTCCCGATGGGGAACTCGCGGCCGACCTGCGTGAGGCTCTCCGGACCCAGTGCCTGGCTCGCGGCCTCATCGTGCGCGGCCTGACGGAGGTGAGGTAATCATGGCTTACACGATTGATCCCCTGAAGTGGACCACCCTGACCCTCCTGATCAACGAGATCAAGGGGCCCCAGAACTTCCTGAAGAACCTCCTCTTCAGCGACGTTCAGACCCTCAGCACCGAGACCGCCGAGCTGTCCTACCTGACCGGCGGGATCGTGGCGGCCCCCTACGTGAAGAAGAACGGGGAAGCTCTCATGGTCGGTGGCCTCGGGCAGTCCTTCGCCACGGTCACCATGCCCAACATCCGCATCAAGCGGCCGTTCACCCCGAGTGAACTCCTGTTCACCCGCCGGGCCGGCACCAGCATCTTCATCGACGCCGGAGCCCAGCTCTCGGCCCTCACCCGGCACATCGCCCGGGACCTGAAATACATGAAGGACCAGATCGAGAACACCGAGGAAGTTCAGGCTTCCCAGGCGCTGCTCGGGACCATCTCCTACGAGGTTGCGGATCAGGAAGTCTTCCAGGTGACCTTCCCCCGCAGCGCGGCCAATGCCTACACCGTGAGCCCCCTGTGGTCCACGACCAGCAACCCCGAGGCCGACATCCACGCTGTGAAGCGCCTGACGAGTGATGGAGTGGGCCTGTCTCCCACCCACATGCTCCTCGGCCGCAACGCTGCCGATGAGTTCCTCAAGAACGCCCGGGTCTCGACTCTCCTCGACAATCGGCGCATCCAGGCCGGCGGGGTGAATCTTTCCGGCCAGTTCAACCCCCAGGGCGCGATCTTCCTCGGGGACTTCTGCGGAGTCCAGGTCTGGGAGTATGGTCGCCAGATCTCCGTCAACGGGACCGCGACCTCGATGATCCGCAGCGACTATGCGGAACTGGTGTGCGCCTCTCCGGATGCGGAGTGGGGCAGGCTCTACGGGGCCATCCCGGACTTCGATGCTCTCCAGGAGCGCAAGTTCCAGGGCCAGATCTTCGCCAAGAGCTGGATCACCAAGGACCCCAGCGCCTTCATCGCTCTCGCCCACTCCCATCCTCTCTGCGTCCCCCGCAGGCCGGATGCGAGCGTGAGCCTGAAAGTCGTCTAAGGAAGGGACCCATGAGGAAGCGCACGGCAGTTTCTAAGTTCTGGGGGTTGGATCCCAGCAAGCTGGAGGGGAAGACCCTTCAGGAGCTGCATATCCTGCTCGTGGAACGGAACTACCGTGCGCCCCTCCCGGGGACCGTGGAAGAAGCTATTCAGATCCTGAGCAGGGAATGGAGGGGCCAATGAGTCCGTTGTTCATTGCGAACGTCGATACGCTAAAAGCGAATCTGAGACTGTCTGGCGCCTCCTCCCTGTCAGGATCTGATTTTGATACCCTGCTCGATCAGGCGATCCGTAAGGTCCGTCTGCATTTCAGAAGGAGACTCAGCCAGGCCAGGATCGAGGCGATCCAGGCGTATACCCAGGATTCCTCGCCCGCGAGCCCGGATGAAAACAGCGAATACTTCCGCGAGATGGCCGAGCTGGCCGAGATCGCCATGGTGAAGCTGGAGCTGACCTTTCTGCTCCCGATGATCTTCATGGATGCTGGAGCCAGCAACCGAGAAACCTACAACGATGAAGCCGCTTTCCGCAAGGCTGGGATGGACGAGCTGAAGGCCCTGCGGGCTGCCCTGACCATAGAGATCAACCAGCACTTGGACGGCCTTTCCAAGATGGTCTTGGTAGGCCCCTACACCAACAAGTTTTCCTCTATCGGTCCGGACAGGCCCACCCGTCCAGGCGAAAGCATCAAATAATGGCCACCTACGTCTCCCAGATCCATAGTGCTCTGACCTCTGCGGCCCTGGCCGGGGTGTTTCCCCCGGTGAGCTACTCGGGTCGGGACATGACTGTAGATGAGGAGTCTTCTGTGGTCCCCTCCTCTGCCTTGGCCTTCGAGATCGCAAGCTCCTTCGGGCTTCCGATACGACAGAGAAGGGATCGGATGCAGGAGCGGCTGAACTGGGAGTGGCTGCTCGTGGTGGAGTTCAACACGACGGTCACTTTCGAAAGGTTCGAAGAGGATCTGTGTGCCTCCCAGATCCTGATCCCGAGAACAGATAGCCTGCGCCAGATCACACTGAGGTTGGTGGGAGCGGAATACGAGCATCCCGCCAGGCAGCAGGCCGCAAAAGGGTCCACGGCATCTTTTCGATTCGAAGCAATACTGTCCCCGGCTTAAGGGACGAGGAGTAACAAATGGCTGGCAGGAATACTTCTGGGCTCCCCAGGACCGAGGACTACAATCTCGGCCGTGGGAAGGTCTATTTCGCGGAACTGACTTCGGGCATTCCGGGGGCCTTCCGGGACCTCGGCAACGCCCCCGCCTTCAACATCTCGATGGAGACCGAGAAGCTGGATCACATGTCCAGCCGGGAAGGTCTCAAGCTCACCGACCTCCAGGTCGTGGTGAGCCAGAAGATCAACGTCTCGCTGACGCTGGACGAGATCAACTTCGAGAACCTGGCGTTCTTCTTCAGCGGTGAGTCGGATACCCGGACCAACAACGGTGGGGCCGCGATTACCGGAAACGGGAACCTCGTGGTCACCGACCAGGGACGCTGGTATGATCTCTATGAGGGCGCCACGGCCGCAACCAAGACCGCCGCCACGCGCATCTACGACATTGGGGAAGTGACGATCACCCCCAACGCCGGAGGCTCGGCCATGGTCGAGACCACGGACTACGTGGTGGACGAGGCCCTCGGTCGTATTTTCGTCGTGGATGGCGGGGACATGGAAGCCGGCTCCTACGATGTGGACGTTGCTCTCAACTCCACCGCAGTCGCCTTGGTCTCCCGCGTGAAGGCCGCCTCTCAGAGCGCCATCGTCGGCTGCCTCCGATTCGTCTCGGAGAACCCGGCGGACACCGACAAGTGGACCGAATACACCTTCCACCAGGTCCGCCTCTCGGCCGAGGGTGACTTCGCCCTGATCGGTGACGACTGGACCACTCTTCAGCTCTCCGGTCTGGCCGAGCGCAATGCCACGGCTGACCCCCTGAGCCCGACCCTCACCATCGTCACCAACGAGTCCCAGGCGTAAATACCCTAGTTCGACCCGTGCCTGGTTAAGGGGAAATCCAGGCACGGGTCACTTTTTGTCTTGGAGGAACCCATGAGCTGGAAAGAGAAATTGTCGTTCATTTCACCGTCGTTCATCGAGCACCAGATTCAGGGCGAGACCTTGCACTTCTATCCCATCTCGCTCAAGCATGCCTTCGCCATCCGGTCGGTCGCGCAACCCATCGCCAAGGCCCTCACCATCATCCTGACCAAGCACGACGGGGACCAGGCCCAGCAGGCCAAGTCCAAGTTCAAGGCCGGCCAGATCGAGGACCAGGACATCAAGGTGGAAGCGATCTCGAAGGACCTGGCTTCCCTCCGGACCACGGAGAGGGCGAACGCTGTTTCGGATGCGATCAACACCTTGCTCGATCCGGAGAACGCCATGATCTTCGGCATCCTCTTGGTGGACTCTCTGCGGGACATCTTCCCCAGGGACACGAGCCGGGCAGACGCCAGGAATTTCGTGGAGGGCCTCGGGCTGGACGTTGCAACGGAGTTCCTGATCGGCCTCGCCCTGGCCAACAAGAAGGTGCTCGGCCCTTTTGCGGAGATGGCGGGGGAAGCGATGAAAAGAAGTCTCGCGGGACTAAGAGGAGAGGCGCCCCTGCCCGAGCCCGAGCCCCCAAGCGAGACTATTGGCTAGACCTACAAGACTCCGTGGTCCGGGGCGCGATGAACGGCTTGGACCTGGAGTGGCTGATGAACCTGGATCTCTTGTCGTTCGACTCGGTGATCGGAAGCCTTGACAGAGAGATGATGAGGAAGCATCGGATGACCGCCATCCTGACCCGGGCTGCCTACGGGGCCGACCAGAAGGGATGGAAGGACCTGATGAAGCACTTGAGTGAGGGCGGGGAAGACGAGTCGGATGAGAAGGAATTCCTAGCGAAATTCGGGGGAGGCATTTAATGGACAGGGGCCTGAACTATCGGATCACGACTGCCGCCAACCTTCAGGGATTGAAGGCTCTGGCGGTAGGGCTGGCGCAGACCCAGCGAGCCATGTCTCTGATGGCTCAGACCGCCAACCGGATGAATTCCTCGAATGACGCGGCCGCCCGGAGGATCGAGAGGTTGAGCCGGTCCGTCTCTGAGCTGAGGCTTCGGCTTGCTGCCGCCAGGACTCAGACAGCCTCCATGAAGCGCGGGGTGGACGACCTCACGACCAGCCTGGGCTTCTTGGGCCGGACGGTCCGGAGGTTCCTCACCTACTTGGTCCTTTTCGTGGCCATGGGAGCGGTGAAGAGGAGCTTCGACCAGATCACCCGGGCGGCCATCGGGTTCAACAAGGCCATGGAGGAGGGGTCCATTGCCATGGCCGGGATCATCCTGGCCACGGGCAAGTTTGCGGATGCCCAGGGGAAGGTTCTGTCCGTCTCTCAGAGTCTTCCCCTGGC